TTTAATTTAATTTCTTTAGCCTGAAATTAAAAGAATAAGAGTGCACTTGTAGCATAACGGTAATGCAACGCTTTTGTAAAGCGAAGATTGCAGGTTCGATTCCTGTCTTGTGCTCCATTTGCGGGTATAGTTTAATGGTAAAATGCAAAACTTCCGATTTTCGTGATGGGGGTCCAATTCCCCCTACCCGCTATGAGATATTTCCGAACCTTTACGTGGTATCTCATTCATTTTTGACTAATCGGAGGAAATATGAGTATTGGGGTATACTGTTTTAAAAATACTGAAAATGGTAAAGTGTATGTAGGTCAATCAGTTAATATAGAGAGTAGACATTATCAACACAGGTACAGATATAATTATAAACCTGATAATGGATATGGCTCACCACTATACACTGATATGAGAAAATACGGATATGATAAGTTTGATTTTTCTGTATTAGAGTTATGTGATAAAGATTCCTTGCTTGACAGGGAAAATTTTTGGATTGATAAACTTAATTCATATGTTCCTAATGGATATAACGCCATGAAGAATTTTTACAATGATAACACACATGGAACATGTATTGTATGTGGTGGTACAACAAGCAGTGTTGACAAAAACATTTGTTGTAAATGTTATTTTAACCTATTACTTACTAAGTCTAAAGATGAACTTGAATCGTATGGTATTTTTGAAGAAGTAAATAGAGGATTACCATATTATAAGATAGACATGGAATTTGTAAAACATGTGTTAGATACGTCATACGAAAGTGTAGCGAGAGAGCTTGGGTATGTATCTGGGAATTCAATAATTAAAAAATTTAAAAATCTTGGTATACCTAGTAGGAAAAAGTCTCTTGTTAAGTGGTATAACAAAACTACTGGTAGTAAACATGTTAATACAGATAAGATTTTAGGCATTAAAAAAATAAAGCCAGTAGTGAAGAGACATATTGTTGAAAGAACAGATGAATTTGGTAACAAAGTAGTTTATAATACACGTAAGTCACTAATAGACGCTGGATTTAGTTCTGGCCATGTATCAGAATGTGCTTGTGGCAAAAGAAAAAAATATAAGGGATTTACGTGGAAATACATAGAATAACGGTGTGGTGGTCGAGTGGCTTATGACAGCAGTCCTGAAAACTGCCGATGGTAAAACATCCGAGGGTTCAAATCCCTCCTGCACCTCCATTTAAATATTGGGGTATAGCTTAATGGTAGAGCGGTGGACTTTGAATCCACATAAGATAGTTCAATTCTATCTACCCTAGCCATCTAAATTTTAGGAGATTTAACATATGGAAGTATTGATTTTTGACGATGAAGAGATTGGAATATCAGCTTATGACCAGTGTTGGAAAAAAGAAGATTTCATTTCTTTAAGAGATGACTATGATATTATCTATAATGGGGGCATTGTTGGTCTATGGATTGAAAAACGTAAGAACTGTAGTCCATTAGTACATATCATGACAGAAGATGATGGTTATCTTTCATGGAGAAAAGAAACAGATAAATCTTTTGATGCTGGTTGGTTAGACGATTGGAAATCAGTAATCAGTAAAACACAGGTTATGATAAAAAATCACCCTAAAAAATATAAATAACCTATTGACAATTTGATTTGTATGATGTACAATAGTAATTGTTGATGAACGCGAGGGTGGCGAAATTGGAAAACGCATCGGATTTAAAATCCGACAGCCAGTAATGGCTTTGAGGGTTCAATTCCCTCTCTTCGCACCATATGTCAGGGTGGTGAAATTGGAAAACACAATGCACTCAAAATGCATCAGATGTAAAAGTCTTTAAGGGTTCGATTCCCTTCTCTGACACCAAAAACTAAATATTGATTAGTTTAAACTGTACTCTTTATAACTCAGTGTATGACACAACATCATGTGGCTGAGAACCGAATTAAAACGAAGAAATAATTACGCATCAGACGATAGCCTGAATGATTGTATAGATTAGCTATAGGTGACATAGTTAGTCACTGACGAAATGCCAGTGTTTCATTTTCGGTGTGCTGAGAGTATAAGAGTATAAGGCAAGTGGTCTAATGGATTACACAAGAACGAAACAGTCACTATCATAAGGTCTAGTTACCCGACTATGGCAAACTGATAGCAAAGGGTTAAGTAATTTAGCAGTGAAGCATTCCTAATAAGATTGCTATAACATTAGACACTGTACCAGTAGCCAAATATCTGCTGAACAATAATACATTATTGTATGTTAAAAAAGATGAATGATTGGTGAAAGTTGGGAGTAAAATATTCTCCTCATAGCTAGTGGTTTTTAAAACCTTGCGTTATAAGTTTTTAGGTAGCTCCTAAAGGCTCATTATAATGTACTATGTAGCCTAATAATATGTTTATATTCAAGGTAAGTTGAAGGACTATAAAGAATACAGTTTAAACTAATCAATATGAAAATAAATAATTGGCCTATAGTGTAGTGGTAACACAGCGGACTGTTAATCCGTTATCCCAGATTCGAGTTCTGGTAGGCCAGCCATTATTATGCGCGCTTAATTCAGTTGGTAGAAAACACATCTTATACATGGGAAGTCCTCAGTTCGAGTCTGAGAGCGCGTACCAAATTAAAAATTAACTATTGACATACTTATTATAGTATGCTATAATTTAAATATGGTAGGGCGAATCAAATATGAATGTAAGCTCATTACATATAGTACATGGTAGACCTCCATGCCCTACCACCAATAATGTCTCTATAGTATAACGGAAAATACACGGGACTTCTAATCCTGTAATCAAAGTTCGATTCTTTGTAGGGACACCAAATAGAATATTACATTATGAGTAAAATATTTAGACACTAACAGCAATACTACATTCAAAACAATACTTTAAATATTAAAAGAATAAATAGTGTCTAGGAAGAAAAGGTATTTGAAAAATGAGTTTTATGAAAGAATATGCTAAAAGAGAAACAGTAACAACGGAAAATGGTGCGCTAGGTTTTAAAACAACTGGACATTATCTTCTTGATTTTAGCTATAGTGTACCAGCTATGAGAAATAATCCTGAAAGCTTTTTTGAACTTTTTGATAAGTCAATGGCAGAGGATAGAAATAATACCCTTAGATTTGTTTTATTTCTTAGAGATATTAAACATGGTATGGGCGAAAGAAATTCATATAGACACTTACTGGTTCATATGTCAGATAAATTTTCTGATGTTTTACACAAGATGATTGTTAATTGTGATTTAGCTAGTTTTGGTAGGTTCGATGACTTAATCTATCTGTATGATAAGTCAAAGAGCTTACAGGTTAAGGATGACATCAGATTGCTTATTATTAACCAGCTTGAAGATGACGAAAATAACTTTAAAGAAGGGAATAAAATTTCTCTTTTAGCTAAGTGGTTACCCTCTGAAAATGCTTCAAGTAAAGAAACTAAGAGATTGGCTAAAGTAGTAAGAAAAGAAATCTTATGCATTTCACCAAAAGAGTATAGAAAAGTTCTGTCAGAGCTTAGAAACTATATGAATGTGGTAGAAGTAAAGATTAGTGCTAACAAATGGGATAAGGTAGATTATGAAGCAGTCCCATCTAAAGCTAACTTGAAATATAGAAATGCTTTCTTAGCACATGATATGGAGCGTAGAGTAGAATTTCTTCAAGCATTGAAAAATGGTGAGAAGAAGATTAATTCAAATTCCATGTTCTTGTATGATATAATTCATAGTTATGTCGGTTCAAGATGGTTGTATTCAGAAGTTCCTGTAGACAATACATTAGAGCAGTTATGGAAATCACAGGATAAACATCATATTAGTAATACGCTGGTTGTTCGTGATGGAAGTGGTTCAATGCTGACACAGGTATCTAGTGATGTTAGCGCACTTGATATTGCAGATTCTTTGACGTTGTATTTATCTGAGAACAACAGCGGCGAGTTTAAGAATAAGTTTATTACATTCTCACGTAAACCTAAGTTTGTTGATTTAACTGGAACTGATAGGCTCTGCGATAAGTTGACTATTCTTAGAAAAAACACAGACTGTAGTAATACAAATATAGAATTGACTTTTGACAGTATTTTGAATACCGCAGTAAAAGCCAATATAAGCAAGGAAGAAATGCCAAAACAGATTTTAATTGTATCAGATATGGAGTTTGATTCCTGTATTTATTATGATGAAATTTTGTTTGAAAGTATTGGCAAGAAATTTAATGATAAAGGGTATGAAATGCCGAAGCTTGTATTCTGGAATGTATGTAGCAGAACAAATTCTATTCCACTTACTAGTAACAAGAATGGTGTTATACTAATCAGTGGATTCAGCAAGAATCTGGTTGATATGGTAACATCAGGAGAGTTAGACCCTTACAAGACATTGATTAAACAATTACAAGTAAGTAGATACGATTGTGTAGATAACATTTAATATAATAAAGTCGCATACAGCAATATTAACAACAAGTAATTTTTGGTATAAATAACTTACAAAATGCGACTTGTATAACAGCAGGGTATTTTAATGGTAGAATACAGGATTCATATTCCTGAGATAATGGTTCGATTCCATTCCTCTGCAACCATTTTGTAGACCTCCTTTTTTAGCTCCCTATTTTGGGAGCTTTTTCAATGGACTTGACAAATGATTAAAAATGTGTTATAATGTATTTAACAGTAGGATTACTGTTAATCTCTTTCATTTTTCAATCTCCTTTTCTAGCCTATCTTCTTAACGGAGGTAGGCTTTTTTACTACAGGGGAAATTTATAGAAAGGAAGTTAAACATGGCGGCAACAGTAAGCAAAAGAAAAGAACAAGAAGTGACTGATACAGTCATAGAAACACTGAGTAGTTTAGGTCTAACAGCAAAACAGCAAGATTTTGTTCTGTACTATTTAGATTCAGGGAATGTTAGACAGTCATATTTAAAAGCATTTCCCCATACAGATAAGAAATTAGCTAGTGTATATGGGTCAAAGATGCTAGATAAAGATTCTATTAAGTCTGCAATGGTTAAAATGAGAAAAATATTGGCAAAGACATACGATATAAATGCAGGTCAGTATGTTAATCATTTAATTGAAGTAGCAAACGCAGATATAGGAGATTATATTCAATTCAGTGAGGAGGAAATTCCAGAGCTGGATGAAGCAGGTAATCAAAAGTTTAATGCAGATACAGGAGAACCAGTAGTTAGAAAAGTAAATAAGATGCATTTGACCAATAGTTCCTCTGTAGATACTAAATCTATAGTAAGCATTAAACAAGGTAAAGATGGTATTTCCATACAGCTTGCAGATAAGGATAAGGCATGGGAAAAACTTGCTAAATTCTTCCATTGGGGCGAGGAGAAGCAGGACGAAACTAAGGCTGAAAACAATATCATTTCTGCTATCAATAACAAAGCAGGAGAAGTATGGGAACAAGAGGACGATAATTCAGATTTGGAAGAAGCATTGAAGGATAATTAAATGTCGAATTTAAAAGCAATAAAAAAAGCTAAATTCATATTTAAGCCTTTCAGTAAGAAACAGTTAAAAGTTTTATCATGGTGGGCAGAAGATTCGCCAACAAGTGATAAGTTTATTCTGGTAGCAGATGGTAGTGTACGTTCTGGAAAAACTATAGTATGCTCATTATCATTTGTATTATTTGTAATGGATAGGTTTAATGGTCAGAATGCGGCACTGGTAGGCAAAAGTTCTGGTGCGGTAAGAAGAAATGTAGTAAATACACTCAAACAAATGTTATATAGTTTAAACTATGAAGTAATAGACCATAGAGCAGATAACTTTTTGGAAATAACAAAAGATGATGTTACAAATTTGTTTTATATATTTGGAGCTAAAGATAAATAATTTGTCGTTATCAGTTGAAAAGCTGATATTATAAGAGGGCTAATACGGTGAAAGCCTTTACTTTATTAAGGTCAATACCGTGGTAAGTGATTAAATAGCTACAAGGTTAATCACCACCGTAGAGCGTAGAGGTTGAATAAATATAATATCTCCATGAGAGTCCACTACCTAAGTCATTTAATGATAGGGTAAAAATGTACGCCGAACTATATTGTAATGATATAGAAGTACGGATAAAAAGCCGTGCGATAACATAATTGGAAAGCTCACAAGATTTGATACAGCGGATTAACCCTTTGTGGGTTATACCTAGATGAAATAGCACTTCTACCTGAAAGTTTCTTTTTACAGGCAAGTGCAAGATTATCAGTAGAAGGGTCAAAGATTATATGCTGTTGTAACCCATCAAGCCCATACCACTGGTTTTACCAGACAATATTAAAGACATTACCAGAAAGAGATGGTACTTATGTTCATTTTACAATGGATGATAATCTATCACTTTCTGATAAGGTAAAACAAAGATATGCAAAAATGTATAGCGGAGTATTCGCTAAAAGATACATAGAAGGTAAATGGGTAGTAGCAGATGGACTTATTTATGATATGTTTAAGAAAGAGCACATCATAGAACCAGAGGAAATACCATATGATGATATACATAATTGGTGTATTGGGGTTGACTATGGAACAGGAAACGCAACAGTATTCTTATTGATGGGAAAAGATAGTAATGGAATAATTTACATATGTAAGGAATATTACTTTGCAGGCAGACAAGAAGCCCAAAAGGAAAACAACTATGATGCACAGAAAACAGATGGCGAGTTCACAAGTGATATGAAGGACTTTATCAATGAAAATTATAACTTGACAGGTAAGGTTTATAGGTCAGGATTAAACGGTATGCAGATAGTAGTTGACCCAGCGGCGGCAAGCTTTATACTAGAAATGAGAAGGAAGAGATTATCTGTTAAGAGAGCAGACAATAGTGTATTAGACGGAATAAGAACTGTAGCTACCTATATGGGAGAGGACAGACTTAGAATAAGCACAGAATGTACTAATACTCTTAGAGAGATACATAGCTACTCATGGGATAGTAAAGCACAATTACAAGGTAAGCAACATTGCCGTCTTATATAGAAATATATAGGAATATAACACCGTTTTTGCTGGAACACCCTAAAGCTGTATTCACTGATATTAATATCAGTCGCGAAAGCAGAAATAAGTAATACAGATTAATCAAGCTGAGATAAAAGCATTGACATTAATATATCGATGTGCTAAAATTGTATTAATGGGAAATCAGCAGTATGTTATTAAGATAGCATATTCAACGACTATCCATAAGGAGTAGACTGCAAGTGCAGTCGAAAAGCGGTGCACCTAAACTGTTAATCAGTATGGTGAAGATATAGTCTGAACATTATAGAAATATAATGAATGAGGTATAATTTGTATAAGTATAGCGTATATTGTATATATGATTGTTATAATTATAATATTGTATATGTTGGTTCAACAACTAGGAAGTTATACGAAAGATTCACAGAGCACAAAAAAAGATGTAGCACATCTCCTGTGAGAAAATATATAGAAGATAACGGACATAAGTTGAACATAACAGTAATTGAATATTGTGATTGTTATGATGATATGTTAGACAGAGAATATTTTTGGACAATGTATTATAAATCATTTTTTAACATAGTTAATAAAGACATAGGTAAATACCACGGGAAGTCATTTTTTGAAAAGGTTTCTGGTAAGAACCATGTTAACTATGGTAAACATTTGAGTTATTCTGTAAGGCGTAAGATAAGTAATAGTCTTACAGGGCATAAAATGTCAAAAGATTCAATAGCTAAAGGGGCGGCTTCAAGAACTGGAAAACACCACAGTAGTGAATGGTGCAATAATATAAGTATGGCACTTAGGAATAAATACAGTATTAATCCTAGAACATGTACTTGTATAAGTGTAACATTAGTTAATACAGGTGAAGTTTTTATTAGTTCTACCGAAGCAGGTAAGATTAACAATATACCACCAACCCATATAACTGCTTGTTGCAAGGGAAAAAGAAAGAGTGCAGGAAAAGATAGTAATGGGAATAAACTTATATGGAAGTATACTGAATATAGATGTAACGAATCTATGTAACGAGATGGATGATAGGCCGATAAAAAAAGATGACCACTGTTGTATAACAGGAGATACATTAATCAATACCACAGACGGTATGATAAGGATTGATGAACTTGTAGGCAAAAGTGGATATGTAAATACTATTGACCCAGAAACAAATACTCCATGTGTTAAGAAGTTCTATAATGTAAGAAAAACAAGAGAAGATGCTAATGTAATGATTATTGGACTACAAACAGGAAAATTAAGACTTACATCAGACCATAAAGTTTTGACTACAGAAGGATGGAAAACAGCAGGAGAACTAAAGTTTAAAGATAGAATAGTGACCAATGATGGCAAAAGTATCATGGTATACTTTAGACTTAATCAAACTGATTTAACAGATGTGTATAACATGGAAGTAGAAGATGTACATTGTTTTGCTGTTACAAATGATAATGTCATTATCCATAATTGTGATGCTATGCGTTATGGGGTAATGAAACTTAGAGACAAGAATAAACTTAGCAATGCGGCTAGAAATATTGGACTTTAAAAGCTTTTTTGGGTGAGGTATAATATCTCACCTTTTTTATTGACAATCTAACACGGTTGTGTTATAATGTAATTAATAATGTTAAATTAAAAATGGCGGTGATACGAAGTGAATAAACAAGTAGCAATAAAGAGAACTGTTGTTGTAGCTGGTGGTGGAAGAGAAGAGTTTACCGCCGCAGAGGAACAGCATTCAGAACTTATAAGACAGCTTTTGCTAAATGCTCCATATAGCGGGTCACAAGTAAACAAGTATAAATTGCTTGATGATTGCTATAGAGCTACAGGACGGATTTGAAGATGGCACTTACTTAATTCCTCATACCAGTGAGAGAAATGATAAGTATACCAGACGTAAAAATATGTCCTATTATGTTAATTATGTGAAACCAGTAATTGATGCACATGTAAACCCTATATTCAATACCGAACCAGCTAGACAGGGTATGTCTCCTACATTCAATAGATTCATTAATGATGTAGATGGAAATAATACTTCTATAACTAGATTTATGAAGAAGGTAGCTATCATGGCTAAACTTCATGGTGTTCAGTTTGTAGTGGTAGATATGGCGAAGATTGATGACTCACAGGTAATAACAGAAGCAGATATAGAACAGGAAAGAATTTACCCTTATCTGTATTCAGTGAGTCCATCACAAGTAATAAACTGGGCAACAGATAAGTTTGGTAGATTAATCAGTATCAGTTATGTAGTCAGGAATAGTATTATTGATGAAACTGGCACAGCAAAAGATGTAGAGGAAACATGGACTTGGACGGAGACAAAATGTAAAAAGGTTGTTGATGGTAACGAGGAAGTGTTTGATAATAACATAGGAGTCATTCCAGTAGTACCTATCTATGGGGTGATAAATGCTACAGATGATTTAATACCACAATCAGATTTATATGGTATAGCCAGAACATCATTAGCAATGTTTAATGCATGTTCAGAATTAAGAGAACTACACAGGAATCAAGCATTCTCTATTTTGGCGTATCCTATTGGTGATGATGATGATTATGAAAATGGTGATGAACCGATTAGAGTAGGTACAGCTGATTTGCTTCTATACAGAGGTTCTAGTTCAGTTGCACCAGAGTTTATCACACCACCATCTGATTCTTCTGATGTATTGATGGATGAAATCCAGTTAATGATTAGAGAGATTTATAGACAGGCTAATATGCAGTTTGCAACTCAGGAACAAGTATCAAATGTAAGCGGTCTGGCTAAAGCTTATGATAACCAGCAACTATATCAGACTATTTCAGAATTGGCTGATGGGTTGCAAAGAGCAGAAAAGAAGATAGCTACTATCTTTAGTTTATACATGGATGAACCAATGGATGATTACTCAGTATCATATAATAAAGAGTACGGCGTAACAGATACTACAGAAGTATTGACTAACGCTACTACAGCTCTTAGCATGGATATATGTGAAGGTCTTAATTATGAGACTAAGAGAAAGGTAATAAGAGCTATGTTAGTTGGCACTGATTCTAAGGTTATTGATGAAGTATTGAATAACCTTGATAAAGACCCAGACAAAGTTAATCCTATTAACCAATCTGATACACAGAGCACATCATCAGTAAAAGTAGTTCAGCCAGTAGCAAAATGAGGTAACAATATATGATTGATAAAATTAAGAGATTTATTTTAAAAGTTTATACAGTAGTTTATTTGTATTTACCAATAGTAGATTTACCATTGGTGTATATAATTATTAGGGGCATGTAATAGTGACCCCTTTTTGTTGTCTGAATTTTCATAAACTTGACAAAATTGAGAAAATATGTTATAATATATACTAGATTGTATTAGAAACTTAAATATTTATATTTGGAGGAAATTGAATATGACTTTAGAAGAATTAGCTAAAGCACTGGGTATTGATGGCGAAGAGGATAAAGAAAAATTCGCTACACTAAAGAAAGAATTCAATGCTAAAGCAAAAGAGGTTAACAAACTAACTGAGACAGTAAATAAGATGACAGAAGAAGCAGAAGCAAGCAAAGAGGTTGCTAATAAGCTTAATGCTGTTGTAACTGCTTTCGGAGTTGACCTAGAAGCAAAAGATTTCGATGAGAGTGTTGAAAATGCGAAAGAGAACATCATTAAAGAAGCTGGCGGCGGTGCTACTCCTGATGAGATTAAGGAGCTAAACAGAGCACTGGTAAAAGCAAAGAGAGATGCAGATAAGAATAATGAGACTATTGCAGAACTCACAGAACAGCTAGGTAATGAAAAGACACTTAGACTTAATGGTGTAAAGAGAGATGCAATTCATAAAGCACTTTTGAGTAATAACATTATTGAGCCAGAACAGTCTATTGACCTATTCTTTAACAGAGTAGCAGTTGATGAGGATGGTTCTACAGTAACAATGAAAGGTTCAGATGGTTCAGAATTATCTGTAAACGATGCTATTGCTGATTGGGCTAAAGAACATCCTAAGTATGTAGAGAGACAAGTAAAAGGTGGCGCAGGTAGCGGCGGTAAGGGTGGAAATGGTAATTCCTCAGAGGTAAGCCCATTCATGAAGTCCTTGCTCGAAAGTCGTAAGACTGAATCTTCCAGCAATACCGAAGGTAAAAACATTGTCTCTTTGTTCGGATAATAGATTTAAAGGGGGACATTAAATAATGTCAAATGTATTTAAGGTAACACAGGTAGACGGTTTTGACAAAGAACTTCTACTTGTAGGTGAAGGTTATATGGCTAGACCAGTAACTTTGAACAAGGCTACAGTAAGTGGTTTAGTAGCTGATGACAAGGGTCATTATATTATTCCACAGGGTATTTACTTGACTGGCGCGACAGGTAGTTTACTGCTTAATCCGCAACAGAACGCAGTTGCAGTAGTTCCTACAGTAGCAAAGGCTTCTGCCACTGTTGGTACAGCATTAGTTGTAACAGCTAAAGCAGATGGAGATGTTGCTTACTCAGTAGAGCTTACTAAAGGTACTTCAAAGTACGTCAAGGTAACAGCTGATGCAACAAAGGCTACAGTAGCACTTGCTGTAGATAGCAAAGGTGGAGACATCATTTCTACTAATGCAGATGTAGTTAAGGCTATTAACTCTGATACGACAGCTAATACATATGTTTCAGCGGCTTTGGCTACTGGTGCAAATGGTGATGACCTTGCAGTTGTAACGGCGGCTGTTGCTACATCAAAGGGTGCGGCTGATGCTGTTGCTTCTGATATTGATGGTATTCTGTACCACAGTGTAGATGTAACTGATGGCGAAGCTACAGGCGCAATGATTTACAAGGGTGTTATCAATATTGATAATATGCCGGAAATCCCAGGCGCGGCTGTTAAGGCTAAGTTGCCTAACATTGTATTCGCACGTAGAGACTAATATAGGAGGAACAACACATTGAATATTAACGAACTTGTAACTCCTGCAAACATTGTAGCTTATTGGGATGACGTAAAGGCTTCTCAGGCGGCTTACATGGGTGATTTTCTTTTCCCAGTTAAGAAGATTGCAGGAATTGAATTAAATAAAATCTCAGGTAGAGCTGGCGTACCTGTCGAGTTGAAGGCTAGTGCATTCGATACACAAGCAACATACAGAGACAGATTGTCTGTTGAGGTAACAAAACAGAAGATGGCATTCTTCCGTGAGAGAATGAAGGTAGACGAGGAAACCCGTCAGCAGATTATGTCTATTTCTAATGATAGCATTCTGAAACCTTACATCGATAGAATCTTTGATGACCAGAACAACCTTATTAAGGGTGCTAGAGTTACCAGAGAGAAAATGGCAATGCAGTTGATTTCAACCGGTAAGATTGCTATTGACAACAATGGTGTTAAGCTTGATTACGATTATAATCTTGCTAGAAAACAGAAGGTTAAGTATTCTACAGCATGGAGCGATACTGAGAACTCAACCCCAATTCAGGATATGATTGATTGGGCAGATGATTTCCATTCTAACTTCTATGTAACCTTGAAATACGCAGTAATGAATACTAAGACTTTCAACTACATCAAGAAGAGTAAGTCAATCAGAGCTATTCTGTATCCAAATGCAGTAAATACAACAGCTCAGTTAGTAACACCTGCACAGGTTAAGGAATTGATTGCAACTCAGGTTGGTATCACAATTCTTATCAATGATGGTGTATATGCAACTGAGGTTGGTGGCTCTGTAAAACCATTCTTCCCAGATGACACAGTATCCTTCTTGCCAGATGGCGCAGTAAACGGCGGTATTGGTAACATGATTATGGGTACTACACCAGAGGAAATTGACCTTATGGCTAATCCTAAGTTCTCTGCTAATACAGCAATTGTTGATACAGCTGTTGCGGTATATACAAGAACTATTGACCATCCAGTTAATGTAGAGACTATTGTATCTCAGATTGCACTACCATCTTTCGGCACAGACGTTGAAGGTGGAGCAGGTTCTATCCTGATTGCTACAGTAGCGTAAAATAGCTTATGGCTACTAAAGTAGTTGTAGGTAGCGGCGATAACATTGATTTAAGTTCTAATATTTTAATAACGCAAGAAGAAGTAGACAGGTATGTGAATGCCTGTCTACGTGATTCTTGTACACTAGTTAGAGATTATGCTAAAGAAAATCACAGATATAAAAATAGAAGTGGTGAGCTGACTAGGGCTATTAGATTTAGAGTTATTGATAAGGTTAAGCGCGGCGAAGTTTATATAAAAGATTCAGACCTAAAGGACAGTAATGGTAAGCAGACACCTTATGGAACTTACATAAATAATGGTACTGGCCCAACGATGGTGAATAGAGAAATATTTCCAGTAAGAGCTAAAGCATTAAAATGGTTTGACAAAAGACTGGGAAGAGATATATTTGCTACAAGGGTACATCAGCATTATAAGAAAAAGGGAATTAAGGCAGAGCATTTCTTAGAGAATGCCTTTGATGCTTGTAAAGGTGAAATTGATAGGATTTTTGAAGAAGGATTGGGTGATTTGTTAAGTGGCAAGTTTAAGTGATAAAAGAAGGGCATACTTTGACCCTAATAAGTTAGATGATGCACTACTTAAAACATATGTAGCAACAAATCCAAATCTTATTGAAGAAGCTTATGAATACATTGAATCCATAGCTGGAAGTTTAGGAGTACAACCACAATATATTTATGAACCAACACCACTATTAGTAAGTAACTTAGGTGTGTATTATGCTTATATGACATGTGCACAAAGGAAGTCACTTTTTGCTAAAGGTGGAGAAGCAGATAATGATTCTTTTGCTCTTAAATTTAAGTTGTATAAAGGACTGTTAGATAGCTTACTTAATATGTTAACAGCTAATACCTTTACAAATGGGGTACAAGCAAGGAAAAGAAGTTTTCCAGCTTGTCTTTCTATTTCGAGGAATTAAGTATGATAAATAGTGTATTATGGTATCCTATTGGTGAAAGACTTGTTGAATTCCTGAAATCATATAGATATGATGACGGAAGAAGATTGTTTGAGTATTTAACAGATAGAGATGTAATGCAGTTCAGATTCGGAAGTGGAAACACAGGAGAATTTCCAGCTGTATGGGTTCTATTTGGGGAAGAAACAGATACAGAAAAACAATCACAAAGAACAGGTAGCATAATCCAATACTGGGTTGATATATATGTAAAAAATGAACAAACTCCTGATATGACTTATGATAGCTGGCTATATGCACAGTTATATCAAATAGAGCAAGAGTTGACATTTGTTCTGAAAGAGTTTAATATTAAATTGCAGAGGGATTTTAAATTAGGTTCTTT